TTAGTTGCCAGCTCTATTGCAGCAAGATGGGCTTGATACTGCGTTTCGTGATAGCCGGCACAATATCCTTTTCCTTTGATCGACAATCGCGCAAGCCATGGACGAGCTTGTTTGTTTTTATGGTAAATCGCGCCCCATAGTTTTCCTTCCCTATGTTCTCGCTGATTCTGGGCATTTTGGTTCTTCGTGACCTCTCGCAGATTAGCAATTCTATTGTCCGTCCTATTGCCGTTTATATGATCGATCTGTCCGTTAGGCCATCGACCATGATAAAGATAAAAACAGACGCGATGAACAGCGTAATATTTGGATTTAAATTCCATTTGCAAATATCCGCCTGTTCCGGGATAACCAACTTCTCGTCCTGCGAGATCTCCACGCTTGCGATTTGTAACAGCTTTCCAGCGCAGGATTCCAGTTTCGTGATCGTAATCGAGAACATCAAAAAGAGTATCAGGCTTTTGATGTTTCTCGATTTCACTCTTCCACTTCATCCCCGTCTTTTCTTCGTATAGCTGAACCGATCGTAAATGCGCTTCATACTGGTCCTTGAACGTGCCGCCGTGAATCTGCTGCTTATTGAGATTGATTTTTGACAACCAGACAATTTCTCCAGACGCTTTGACTCTCCTATAGGTTCCCCACATAAATCCTCCTAACTTTTATGGATTAAGGGAACCGTATTTATATCTTATTTTCGAGATCTGGAAACCCCTGAAAAGCCTTCTAGACGCTTACTACATCGTATTGAGTAGTGGCTACTATATTGGTTGCAATACAGTGTAAACCAGGAATTACATTAACGGGGGTTTTCACGTCGAAGCGATGTCGATCGCTTGCATTCCGCTCGACTTGAAACTCTTTCGCCAGCTGCGATACAGCCTGGAACATGTTTTGATCTTCGAACTGCACGGCCAAACGAATCGCTTCGGATTTGATTTCCCGTGCGGCCTCGGCACTTGCCTTGCGCTGCTTAAAGTCGGGCTGACTGAATCGTGTATAGAGCGTTTTACGCCAGAAATAAAGGACGCTAAAATCCTGAACATCATAATACGAGCCGACAACAGGACTTCCCGTTCCATCGGCCGATATGCGGCCGGTCACCGTTCGCACGAACGCCATTTCTTCGTTCGGCTTCGTATAGACGGGTGTCCAGCCTCTCTCCAAACAGCTTTCCGATTCAAGTCCCGCACCGACGGTGATCCAGTCCGACGCCTGAAGAGGCGCAGGTACGGATCCGATCGATACATCGTCGAGGGGATTGAACGGAATGCCGTTTGCAGCCATCCGTGCAGCACAGGCTGCGGCGTCTTCGCCAAGGCTGTATGTGCGTTCGTTATCGCCGGTACCCGTATCGCGAATCCAAAGACCGACCAAGTACTGTGTGTCGAATCGATAAAGACTCGACGGCGATGAGACGTCGTGATTGGCGCCTACGCCGAACGTTCCAAATTGATTATTGCTTACGCGAGCCGCGGCCGACATCGTCTGGGCCAGCGTTTTAAGAATCGTCCGCTGGGCCGTGTCGTTATGCAGATCGTATGGCGTAACGATATATTCCGCTTTCGTTGCGAGAATGGCGCTCTGCGCGTCAGTGGGAATAGACGTTTCCGTGGAATCGAGAGGGACAGCCTTGATGCGCGGATATGTAGACCCACCTGAGTTTGCTCTGATTGCAGCCAGAACCATTTTCGCCATTTCAGAACCATCGCCAAACTTCGTCGCCACTTCGCTCGAAGCAGCTGTTACGTCGCCGCTGTTTTCAACCACAATGACCGTATTGGTTCCAGTCGCTCCCGACGCAGCATGACCGATTAAGAGAACCTCCTGCGAATCACTCGGGAGTCCGGTGTCGGCTGAAAACGTGATCTCGACTGGCCTTCCCGGCGTTTTTTGCTGACCGATACTCGTAAGCGCCATGCGCTTGTCCTCCCCTAATTACTTGTTTTGATCAATGCCTATGGTTAATTCAATATCGTCCGGATCGTTGGAGCGCAAAGCCTGAATCGTCGTGGCTATTCGCTGAAGATCGCCAAGCGTCCTAAGAAATGGCGCGTCGATCGTTCGATAGTCCGACTGCAGATAATCGTCCCACTCGTTTAACAGGATACGGAAATTGGCCGTGATACGCGTAAGCGGGATCAAATCGTCCTGCCATTTAAATCCCAGATCAAAATCGACGTTAATCGTTTTCCCAAATTCGTTGAGCCCTGGCACGCGATCACATAGCGTTTGAAAAAACGATGGACGACGCAGCTGCTGAATCATCGCCCCAGCGATCGTTTGCGGCAATCGGTTGAGTTCTCCCCGGCGAATCGATGCCGGCCATATCACGTCGATGATAATTTCGCCATTCTCGTACCACGTCTCTCCGTCTTTTCGATATCTCTCGCAATAGATTCTCATCGCAGGAAGCGATCGAATGGAAAAATCCATGCGTTCGTAATCTTCGATATATCCGCCGAATATCAACGACCAGGCAGGATCATTTTTCAATTCATCGACGAACGACGACACGAGAAACTCGGCCGGCTGTGTGATAAACAGATTCGTTTCGAAGGGCTCCAGGGTACTGGATCTCGAAGGCTCGGAATATTTTATCTCGTTGATCCGTTCAGCCATCGTTCATCACCTTGGCAATTTTATTTATCAACGCCGCGTCGAGTTCTTCCTGATCACGTTCGTTCCAATCGTTGAAGGGGCGTGCGGGAATGCGTACGAATTTTCTAAAAATGAACTTTCCGCTTTTTTTGACGCCGTCAGCGGCATCGTATGACAGGGTTTTCGCGCCTTTGCGCATCGCTTTAGCGACGGGCGTGGCGTTCGCACCACCGGGGATAGGGATTTTCAGGGCCTTCGCATACTTGGGCCGCAAGACACCGCCCGGCATTTTCGTCGTGCCGTAGTTCATCAGGGCGGCATAGAGCAGCGTTGTGCCGATCGTAATGGCGTCGGGCTGAATCTGTACAATGCCGTTCGGTCCAGGCTTGCCGTCGGCCGAATACGGAGCGATCGATTTTCTGAGCACGCCTCGATCAGACAGGATCTGGCCCCGCCTAAATTTCAGTGGAGCCCAGCCTGGACGGCCGTTGTGATGGCCCTCACTATCGAACAGCAGGCCCCGATTCGTCTGAATCGTCGCCGCGAGAAACAGATTAATCTCACCCTCACGGCTTTTCATGGCAGCGCCGAGATCGGGAAATTGAAAATCAATATTGACCGTCATCGTAGGTTCCCTGCCAAAAAGATTGCGATGGATCGTTGATGCGCGTCTGAGGATAACTTGTTCCGAGATTTTCACTTCCGGCCACGAGCACCTGACCCGCGAAACCGTCGTCGGCGGCCGCATTCTGGTAATTGAGACGCAAACCGGGGAGCGGCGGTAAATACCATCCGCTCCCGTACTCGTCTCTTCGTTTAAGGAGATTCCCGACAATGGAATTATAACGCTTTTCGATTCCATTATAATAATTCGATGCATTGACGATTGTGCCGCGACCGAAATCGATATCGAGAATATTCATAATGGCGCGTAATTCGCAGAGAGAGCGGAGAGTCTCCTTTGTAGGGCGATCCGGGAGATTTTTAAACTCCGCTCCCTCTGCGGTCTGGAAAGGAGAAAAATATCGCGGCGAAAGATCCAATTCGACCTGCCCTTCGGCCTCGTTTATCAAGCGAAGGGCCAGTTTGTTCGACATTTCATTCTCTTCGCTCGGATCGTCGGTAAATCGAACTTTGCCGACAAGTCGTATACGAACGTCCTCGAAGCTAATGTATCGTGGCATCTCTCACCGCCCTATTTTTCATTGATCAGTGCACGCGTTCAGCCCGCTTCAGTCGCTGGCGTCTGCTTTCCGCCCACTGTTCACCGTGCTCGCCGCCCTCGCTATAATTGCCGACGAACACGCGGTCACAAAACTCTTTGGCCTCGTCTTCCGGCACGTCGGCCAGTTCACCGGCCTGAATAAGAGTCTTATCAGAGCCTTTCGTCACGAGTATAGGTGCAAGGGCTCTGATTTTTACCAGAGATCGGGCGTCGGATTTTGCTGTCATTGGGTCGGCTGTAGATGGTGATTGCATTATAAACCTCGCTCAATAGTTTTGGCGGCCGGGATCAAGGAGAGCCAGAAACCTCAATCCCGGCCTGAGCCTATCGACAAACCCATCGAAAGGCTTTTTGAACCTGCTTACGAAACGACTTTCGCGGTCAAAACATCAAACGCACGATCGAGCTTAACGCCGCCGTATACGCCGCCGATGAGGTCGATGTACGGATTGCCGGGACCGCCTTTTGAACCAGGCTGCGTATTGTCTTCTATAACCAGGAATTTACCGTAGCCTGGATCGTTGATCGATCCGGCTGCCAAATGAACCGTCTGAACGAATTCGCCGATCTTGTCGTTTCCTGGCAGTGCACACTCAAAATAAATATATCCGTCCGGAATGAAATATGTCGCATCAGATACGGAGATTTTTCCGCTGGACACTGATTCCGTCTGATACCAGCCCTTATAGACGAAGACGGCTGGCAAGCCGGGAATAAGGAATTGCAGAGCTTTATTCAGATCGAATTCGCTGAGCGCTGGGTTTGCGCCGTAGCTCGTCAAATATGCACGTGTATTGGAGTTGTCGAGAATCCATCGTGCTGTGTTTGGATTCATGACGAGGCCGGTGATATTGTATTTTCTGAATGCCGACGATCCGCCCATCACCCAGTAGCGAAGATCACGGATAGGATCCGCAGAGTTGTTGGCACTGGTACCGTCGCTCGACCAGACGGCACCGACCGGTGTCACGCGGTTTCCGGACGGAATACCAAACGATACGGTTTTACCGAGATATGAAAAACCACCATTAAAAATGGTATCCCAACGCTGCTTTTCGATACGAGCTTCAATTCTTCGATTCAGTCGATCGATATCGAGATCGATAAATTTCTGGATACCGCGAACATTGCGACCATTTTGACCAACTTCGCGTAGGTACAAAATTCTCGTCTCGTCGTAATGAATTGCCTCTTTATAATATGGAGGCGTGTATTCCTGTACGCGTGTGCCGAAGCTCTGAATATATTGCGGACTGCTGCCGATGACGTGTTCACTCGTCAACCCGCCTGTAGCCTCGATGACTTCTGTTCGAACCCGCTGTACCGGCAGCGCAATCGACGGCAAATATTTCGATCCCATATACGAGCTTGGATCGTTGACGACCTCGTGCACAAGCTTCTGAATCGTTTCGGTATATTCATTCGTGAAAAATTCGTTGGCCATTGATGGGCCTCCCCTATATAGATTTGTTTTTAGGCGTCAAAAAAGTATTACGTGGCTTAGAAGAGCACCAAATCGTCTCCCGTGGCGCCCTTGATAACTCTGCCTTTGAGATCTGTCAGGGCATTCGCATCGTATCCAGTCAAACGATCCTTGTAGACGGCGCAGCCTCCAAATATACCGACGGCCGTGGTCGTACTGGTCGATGCAGTTCCGTCGAAATCCTCGGCTGCTTTTTTATCGAAGAGCACACATGCTGCCGTATTGATTCCACTCGACCCACCGTCATCATAAGCCTGATATAAGCCGTCCGTCGTATTACGCGCAAGCACTGTGCCGGCTGCATATCCATCAGCTTGATAGCGAAGACGAATACCCAGAAGATACGCCGATTGACGGTTCATTGCGATGACGAGGGGTTGATCAAATCGAAAAACTGATCCATTGAAATTCACGTCTGTCGATGCCATGCGTAGCACTCCTATGCTTTGGAAGCTTTGGTTTATTCGTTTCCGCCAGCAAGGCTTTCGGCCAGCTGCACGGCGTCATTGAATTTACTCGTGAGGGCTTCGATATCTTTCGATAGTCCGGCCAACTGTTTCATGGATTCTTCGTGCATTGTGGGTTCAGCCATGCCGTAGGCGCCCATCGATTGAAGTCGGATCATCAGATTTTTCAAACGACTTTTTGCGTCGCTGACTTTGCCTTCGTCCATCAATCGGCACAGCTCCATATAGTCGCTTTCCATAGCCGCCTTGTCGGTGCTTGGATCACTATCGTCATGTGATTGAACTGTCGTCTCGGACAGCCGTTTATCGGATGTTTCGTTGATAGTGTTTTTGAGAAGACTCATATTTTTTCTGGTTTCGATTTCCAGCTGCGACATGCGAATCTGTTTGCTTGCCGTCTCCATATCCTTGAGGCTCATGGGCTTCATTGATCCTAGCTGTCCAACAAGAATGACCGGCTGACGATCTTCATATGATTTCAGTACTGCGTCGATTGCTTCCTGAGATTTTGAAGCCAGATGTTTGACGTCGATTTTTTTTGCTTCAGCCGGTGTAATGCGGCCGGATGCGCGGATGGCAGAGAGGCGCGATCCAATGGCGGCGGCCTTGGCCGATAACTCTGCTGATTCCTTTTTTGCGCGGAAGTCGGCCGAAAGCTTGGTGAGGCTTTCGCGTGCGGCCGACATTTTCTTTTTCATTTCTTCTTTTTTCTTTTCCTCTTCCTCTGCAAGCTTTTTCTTTTCTTCGTCGTCATCGTCGGACATCTCTTTTTTGTCTTCGTCCTTCTCAGCCTCTTCAGCCAGCTTTTTCAGCTCTTCCTCATTCTCTTCCTCGGCGAGCTTGTTCATTTTCTCATCGATCTCTTCGTCACTCATTTTCTTTTTGAGCTTGAAATACTTGCGGAGACGCTGATAAAGGGCGAGCTTCATGATTGAATCCTTATTGATGATACTTGAATGTGGTTGATTTGTATTCGATAGAGAAGATCCGGAAGAGTGCCTTTCGGCTGCTTTTCTCGCGTCCGCAACAGATTTATATCCGCGACCTATTACATTAAACTCTTCGTCATATAGCCAAAGCAATCCAGAAGATGACTGCTTTTCCCAAGAATAATTTTTACCTTTTACACTGAAATTTCCGCTCCATCCACCGCTTGCCAATATGCTTGCCTTCTCCGCTGCGGGAAACGGCGTCACAGACAGCTCGTCCAGCTTGCCGTCGTCGAAGTTTGCCCCGATCGAGAGCGTGGACCAGCGGCCGTCTAGCACTTTCTCGACGTTCTCGCGACCCAGAAAGCGGACATTCCCGTACAGAGCCTTGCGGGTTCTGCCATCCTCATCCGTCCAGTCTTCGATTGTCAGATTGGAATTTTCAAGTCGACCGACTGTATCGCGGGCGCTTCGATTATGATCAAGTTGAATTGGGGGAAGGTTTCCGACTGATAGCTGTCCGATGACGAGACGCTTAAGCTTAGCGAGTTTTCCATTGTATGCCGTACAGATCTTTTCGAGATGCTCTTCCTTCACACTGACCGGCCCGTCCATCGATTCAAAGTCGCCCACGTATACGAGTCGAGCGCGCTTCGTCAAATGGCTTGGTATCTCTCCCGTTGGCGTTTCCGAGTGCTCGATAAATCCCGTATTACTCAAACGCACTAGCATATCATCTCCAACTATCGAGGCCCCCAGTCAGACGGAAGCGGTTTGCATTTGTGATTGCGTCGACTTCGCGATGGATCGTCGATCATGGCTTTGTGTGTGGGATTGAGTTCCGTAAGCGGCAAAATTTCGCTGCGACAATTCCAGTGTATCGGGGGCTGCTCGGACTTTAGCAGAGGATCTTTTTTTGAATAAACCAATCCGTGTCTGGTCTTGCACCATTCAGTTGTCCTGTGATCTCGGATTGCCATAAAAAGATAATGAGTCACGTCGGGGCTTTGGTCGAATACAGAGCGTCTCACTTTGTTGTAATAGTAAGTCGTCTCAGTTTCCACAATCATTTTTGCCCTGCTGTACGAAACCATAGCCTGTTTCATTACAGCATTAACGGCTTCGTTTCGAACGGCTGTTTCTCCGCTGCGAAACCCTTCGCCATATTTAGCCCATGCTGATTGCACCTTATACAGATAAGCTTTTTTAATTCTTTCTGCAATCGATCTCTGCCGGGGCGGGATGTATCGTTTTTTCCGGAACTTATCCCAAAGAGCCCTCAGTTCTGCGAAGTTTGTGGGGACCATTGCGCGCGGAGGCGGCGTTCCTTTTGCAAGTCGACGCCGATCTTCGTCGAGTACGTCCGGTATGAATAATGACGAATCTTCGAGCGATCGAGCCATTACGTCGAGACTATGCTCCATCGCCAGATCCTGAAAATCGACGGCAGCGACGTCGAGCTGTCCTGTTCGCAACGCCTTGTCAATCAGCCAGAAGCTAAGATCTTCAAGCTCGTCACGCCATATCGAACGCCACTTCGACTCGATTGCTTGCATATCGTCTGCGGAAAGCATCACGCGAGACGCGAGCGCACTACCATACGCTTGCGAAAGAGTTTTCTTTATATCAGATTTACTCTGGATCGCAGTGCGATCGTGCAATACGTTATCCACGTTTTGTAATCACCCATGTTTTGGAGCCTTAATCGTGCAGTCTATAAAATTACACCTCGGCTGTGGACCACATATTTTCGAGGGATGGAAAAACGTCGATCTTGAACCGGGATCGCGAGGCGTGAAAGCCGATCTAAGAAAAGGGCTGCCATGGCAGGGCACCGAAACGGTCGACTATATATTCACCGAGCATTTCATCGAACACCTGACTCGTGACGACGGGCAGAGATTTCTCGACGAATGCTATCGCGTCTTGCGCCCGCGTGGTGTGCTGCGCATATCGACGCCGGATCTCAATTTTCTGGTCGACTGTTTTGAACTCAAGCAAACCGATCACTGGGTGCCGACGTGGCGACCGAGAAGCCCGTCCCGGATGCTGAATGAGGGCATGAGACTGTGGGGTCATCAATTTCTATATGACGTATCGGAAATGATACAGGCACTGCACGAAGCAGGTTTTCAATTTGTGGAAAAATGCGATTGGAGACAGTCACGACATCCCGATCTGAAAGGGATGGAGATCAGGCCGTTCATCGGCGATTTGATCGTCGAGGCTATGAAATGACGTTGAATCATCTCGTTATCGGGCAGGGAAATCTTGCGGCGAGTCTCGTCGAGATAATCGATCAGAGATATAGCTTTTCGACTGTTGGATTGGCGCAGGTTGTTGAGTGGCTGCAACATAACGATTTTCGAGCGCTTCGAAACGTCGATTTCATTTGGTGCTGCATTGGCGGCGATTATCATCATGCCCGTGAAAATGCGAGACAGAGCCACGTATTAAACGTCACCCTGCCTCGACTAATTCAGGAACATGCAGATCAGAAAAGTCGTCTGTGCTTTATCAGTACGCTTGAGGCGTGTCATCCTGAATATCAGCTGCGACCATACTTGAGAACACCGGAACCGACTAGCGAATGGGTTTCGCAGAAGTGTCTGCTCGAAGCTCAGCTATCTTCACTCAATCGGCCCAACACAGCTTACGTCCGAATCGGGGCGCCGTATGGCCCAGTATATCCAGCGAGCACATTTCCGGGACGACTTCTTGCGATCAATCCGCAATCGGGATCCGCATTGCTCGTTCCACGTAACGAAGTTGTTCCGACGCCGACTGACTGGATCGCCGAGATGCTCGTAGGTGCTATCGACAACGGGCTGTGGAATGAGTCAACATATACATGCCATCATGTGACACCGACTGGATCGATAAGCGCTTTCGATTGGTCACGGCTCATACTGAGCGATCTCGATTCGTCATATTGGCTGGACAAAATTACCTGGGACGTGACGCGACCACGAATGCTTGTTGGGAATTGTACGTTGGCCAAACCCCCACACTGGTCGACGCTGTGGTCGCAATACTATCGACGCGAAGACTATCAACGATTTTAAGGAAAAAGTTGGACTGAAACGAAAAAAGGCGAGCGTGGTTTCTCACGGTTTCGCCTTTTTTTGCTCCTGAATCACATTAAATCGTCATCGTTTTCTGTGTCATTCGGCTTTTCAATAATGTTTTTTCTGGGTATGAGACCGATTTTTTCACGAATTGCGTTGAGATCTTCAAGCTCCGTAGTATCAGCAACGCCTTTATCGATGGCCGTCGCGAAGATGTTCATTTCCTTATCGCGCTCGTCCTGCGTCAGTTCGCGCTTAGTGAATTCACCAAATCCGTCTTTTTTCCATGCTGATTCAGGAAAGTTATACTGAATGATCTGGCTTATAAGCTGATTTATCCACGTTTGCTTAACACCGGCATTCATCCCGTCGAGAATTTTTTCCCACGTCTTTGCATGCTCCTGACCCAACGCAAAGGATCCCGTGCCATCGCCATTCGTGAAGATGAGCGATGGAATAAGCAGAGCCCTCATAAAAGCCCGGTCACAGAGCTGAATGGCTGACTCGAAATCCTGTGCATTGGACTGCTGACTGATCGTCTGAATGTCGTAAATCTGGCCTTTTTTTCCTGGCAGGATAATCGTCGAATCATTGTGTATGTTGGAGAACGCGCGGAACGCCGCTTGATCAGCACGTTCCCCTACGCTGGCATTACCCCTCGCATTGATGCCTGGCGTTGCCTGGCGCGGGTCAAGGGTCGTTGCATTGGGATCGGCAAAAACGACGTTTAATGGAGTTCCCTTACGATCAAGGGCGACACTGAGCATCTTGAGAAATGCATCTTTCATCACCCACCATTTATAACAGCGGCGCAGAAGACTACGTCCATAAGGATTTCCATACTGACCTGGGGCTCGATTTGCATATACGAGACACTTGATTTTTGGGATGCGAATCGAAAGATATGAATACGTATTGGCCGATCGGATTGGAAACGGAAAATCGCCGAGTCTCGCATAGGGATCGGGCTGTCCGAGCGCATTTGCGCTCCATCCGAAAAGATAGGACGTTCCATAGCCGAGCTGGGCGGGATTGTAATTTCTCTGATACTGCAAGATCCCATCCGGCGTGAGTTCGCCTGTTCGTTCCGTTTCAAACAGAATGCTTGTGGGCGGTAATCCAACTAGTTTTTTTGGTACAAAGCCCGTGTGATTATTTTGCCAGACGATTTCCTGAACTGAAAAACCAGCCCATACAGCTTCAAGTGTCTCCCTGAGTGTATTGTAAAACCCACCATCCAGCTGATCGAGAGAGGTATTAATAAACTCCGTGACTTCCTGGCTTTTGTGCTGATATGCACCTACGCGTGCGGCAAGACACGTCTGTAAAAAATCTATTCCAGCTCCCAGCGTTTCATCCGTATCCGTCATTCTTTTGAATGTTTCGACAGATACGGTCGAGGGATTTTGAATGAATTTATAGAATTGACTAAAAAGCGCCGGTATCGGAGTTCCGCGCTGCTGTTCCAGATCTTTTTCCGATCGAATTTCCGCGTGCACAGCGTACAGCATTTCGTCGAGGGATTGATCTTCTGATTCTGCGACGGGATTGGGAAATCTCATTGACGTCATCCTCGTTAATATCGCTGCGGGTTTTGATCAAATAAACCATACTCTGAACGGATCGGAGATGGAACGGACTCGTGAACTCGAAAGTTTGCTGTCGGCGGCAGCAACTTATAGACGGCATAGCCCGCGGCGTCCGTGGCATGTGTGCGCAGATGGTCGCCGCCATCCGATAATTTTCCCCGACCGCCCTGCGTCGTCGTTTTCCAGCCTACGATTTTGATATCGTCATGGAAATAGGGGCAAGAATCCTTGTTATATGTCATTCTTACTTCCCCGAGTGCGTTTTTGAATAGACGATTCATGTTCTCAACGCGTGCCTTGACCTTCGGATTTTGCGATTCTTCGCTTTGGAAATAGTCGATCGAATAACCCACCCGCGCCTGCTGAAATACTGACGCTATCTGATCGTAATCCGTCACGCCAGCATTTGACGTGGTGCCGATTCCGCCCGAGCAGTCTCCGAAGACCCGGTAAAAGAATTCGGGGTAGCGGTTGATGAGGATCATTGCCATTCCGGCGGATGACATTTCCGGCTCCGCGATCTCACCGAACCAGTGAATCATCGATCCAAAGTGTTCGCCATTGGGCCCAAACACGTTTGGCCCAATCTGACCTATCATCCAGATGCATGGGGCCGGACTGAAGTTAAAATCGCATCCTACGATGAGAGGACGTTCCCGGTTCGGAACGGCGTCGCCCCACGGGGCAATCGAGCGCGTGTTGTCTGATCCCGCCGTATAGTAAGCGCGCCCGCCGAGAAGGTTTACATGCTGTGCATCGAGTTCCTGTGCCGCTTTGAGTGGAGAATACGATCGAGCCATTGAATCATAATAACTCTGATCGATAATATGCAATTTCACCGATTCGATTGTTTTGACATGCATCGACCCATAGAGGAAATCATTCCGTCGGGCTCCCTTAACGAACCGGCGAAATGACCAATCTTCGCCGTTTGTCGTCGTCGTGATAATCCCTTTTTTGTATTCGCTTTCTCGCATACGCGAAATAACGACGTCGTGCGTGTCTTCGGGCGTATCGCGTGTCTCGTCGAGCCAGTACCAGCTGATCTCGATACCGCGCAATGCATCCGCGTCCGATAGAATTCGAACGAAAGCGTGCGCGACTTTTCCATTTCGTGGATTTCTGACCGATAAAATGTTGCGATAAGTTTTAAATCTGCGCGGCACACCCCATGCCGCGGGCGGGATTCGGTCGACGACGTATTCCAGGCCATAGGCATCCAGCCAGTAGAAGAGCTCGCGGAGCGTAGCCTGTGATAGCTGATCATGATTATTCGAAGCGATTAAACCGGTCTTGTCTGGATGATTTATGAAGTTGAAGACTGCAAACTGAGCGCCAGTGTATGTTTTTCCGCAGTTATGGTGTACTGCTCCCTCCGCCAGATAATTCTCGGTTCCCGGTATATGCACATCCCAGAATTCTTGTTCCTCTTGCAACACCGTGATAGAGACTATCCTGGAGTAGCATAAGGAGTAACTGCATGCGTAAGGCCCGGGAGAAGAGACGGGTTCATGATCGCCAGCCCATTCGAGATCTAGCGGACGGCACTCGCTCTTCATCTGAAATAGCGGCATTGACGGGATATTCGGCAAAATTTGTGCAGGAGGTTTTACTGCATGAGGATCTGCCTCGATTGCCTCGAAACTCTCCGCACGGGGCTCGGAATTCTGCTTATAAAGGCGGCGGAACGGTGGACAAGGACGGATATGTTTTGATGGCTGCTCGATGGCATCCAAACTGCAGAAAGACAGGAATGATCTATTCCCATCGACTGATTTACGAACTTTCGAACGGTATTGTTCTATCGAAGAATCAGGTAATAGATCATATCGACGGTTTGAAACAGAATAATTCACCCAAGAATCTGAGAATTTTTGAAAAGAACTCTGATCATTTGAAGCAAACCCTGTGCGGCCAATTACCTCGCTGGTCACTGATCGGTTGGAAAAAAATGAACACAGGACGTCTCCAACGGAAAGATCAGCCGCATATTCATACGTACCGCCTTTTAAAGCAATCAGGTGCCGCTCGTGAGCAACAAACGAGCCTCGCTCGTGCTCAATTCGGAGAAGCCGGGCTCGACCTTTTACGAACGGTTTTTCGCAATGAACTAGGGTTAGACCTTGATTTCCTACAGAAACAACCAGATCGTTTTCTTGAAGTTTGGAAATCTCGCACGGACCATGAGCCGTCTCAATAAGGGTATTTGCAGCTACGCATGCCACTCCAGCGTACATGGCAAAATGCATATACGGATTATATAACGCAGCCATTTGCCACGGCGCAACGCTAACAAGCGGCATGTCATGTCGTCTCCAATCCGTCGTTTCCGTTTACGCCAATTTCAACGCCAGGAACATCGTAATAGCTCTTCATGAGCTGTTTCATGCCGTTTTCGTCGATTTCATGGCCTCCGAGTAATTGCACCTTCCACTGCTGATTTTCAAGATTCGGTGCTTCGAATTGCGCGGGATCAGTGAATGATTCGGCGACCTTGATATTCCAGCCGTCAATCATCAGGGCCTTGTGCTTTGCTTCGGTAACGAGCTTTAGACCCGCCGCAATATTCCTGAGTTCCGCCGTTTCAATCTTCGCAAAATTCGAAACAAACTGTTCGCCTGTTTGCGCTGCAAGGGCTCGATGTCTTTCGTCTTCGTTTATCGTCTGAATAATGTCATTGATGCGCTTTTTGAAGATCCCCATCATCGCGTCGGGGGCTTCAGGATATTCTTTCAGCGTCTTGAGAACGTCGGCATGCCAGCGGCCTCGGTGCGAGAAGAGAGCTTCGGAAATCGATTCGGCTTGATCCCGCGCTAGTATGTCGCGCTTTTCTCTTTGCCAGTCTGAAAAATTCGGATATTTCGGCGTGGATGTTCGCCATCCCATAGATTTGGCCCAGGTTGACCACTCCAGGTGCGGCGAGGCCATGAACATGGACTTTGCCTGTTCTGGCGAAATCTTCGGCGAGCGATGATTATTGTCGTCCCCATCGCGCACGATTCGCAGATGATGCTGTGACGGCATTTCGTCATCGCTCACGTCTATTTTTTCCCCAGATAATCAGATATTAATGCATCGGCACAGGCGCGCAGAAAATCGGAGGCCGTCGTTCCATTGGTCTCACAGATTTCTTTAAGCAGTCGTTTTCTATCGGCGTCCAGTCTGACGGTCATATTGACCTTGGGATCAGGTTTCGATGGCTGCGAAGACGTAGCGATTACTGCAGCTTGCAGAGCATCATGCACTGATCGTAGCTCAATCATATCTGGTCCTTTCCGCGCGCAATGCGCTTACGCAATGCATATTACTCGGCCGGATAAAGAGGCGCAATGATTTCAATGGCGTCAAAGAAAACAATCTTATTGAGACCGCTATCGTCCTGAAAATCCACTTGAAAAGACTGAGCTTCACCAGCTTCAAGTAGCTGTGTCGCCGACGCAGCAAGGGGCAATCGAATTTTTCCGAGATCCTCCGACACGAGATCTGCTGCAATTGAAATGATTCCGTCCGTTCCGATGAAATGTCCGCTCGCTCCAACGAAGTTCGAAAACGAATAGGGCTCACAATCCCTGTTTTTTTTAACGAACTGCACCTCTAAAAACGAATCAGAATTTTTTACGATCGCCGGCGTGCTTCGATCCGTTATGAGCCCGATCACTCCCATTTTTATACAGCTCATTTGAAAAACTCCACGATATTGCCGATATCCACGGCATAAAACAGCGTTTGAATTGATTCCCCCGGAATCTTATAAGCATGATACTCGAAAACCAGACTATCATCTATTCCCGTTGCATGCTTAAAGGCATCGAACAGCGCCTTCTGCCGATTATCTGCATCCATTTTCCTCACTCTGCGGCTTTTTGTGATCCAGGCAGGCGATTTGTAAAATATTAAGCACATTAAAACGCCCTGCGGACGAAAATTGCGTCCGCTCACTGCAGCCAAGACTTCCCATCGGAAGCGAATGGTTTCAGGGCTGAGGATCCGTCTGCCGTTTGGCCCCGCAATATACATGTGATTGACAGACGGAGGAAGGCAGGGTACGGCGAAGCTTATAGCTTCGGTATGATTTTTTTGAGATTGTGCCCAGTCGAGAATCAATTGAGCGGTAAGAGGAAAATTTAAGCCTAATTTTTCCACTGTCCTGACGCGAATTGCAAGGAGATCTTTTTCGATTATTGCCACGCGTCGATCCTATTCATCTTTTCAATGATATCTAATCGCTGCCTATTCACTTCGCTCAGCGTCAAATATCGTGATATATATGCTTCGCTTTTTCGCAGCAAATCCTCACGCTGAAATTTGAAGTTCAAAAGATTTTCAATCTTGTTTTGAAAATCATCCTGATCACAATAGTTAATAATGCCGGGCCGTCGCCATTCAGGCCAATCAGGAGCCACGCATACAGCCCCGGCATGAGTTGCCTCGATCCATCCGATATTACTTTTGCTGAGATTAAAAGGATCCTTTAAGAGTGGCACGAATACGAATGCGGGTCGAATATGATGCAGATAATGAAAATATTCGATTGGATCTAGCGGCGGCGTGACGATGATTTGATCGGACGACACGCCGGCGTTTTCCAGATATCGAATCGTTCCCCAGAACGGGCTTCCGACGAAATTCAGAGTCCATTTGGCGCCATGATTTGAAAACGCCTTCGTCAATGGAATCGTATATTCATTCATATCGGCGTCATGAGTATGCGACCCGCGCCAGAGCGCTGTTAAATTTGCTGGCTCTCCGGGCTTACACCAATGCCGATAGCTGTAATCGAAAAGCTTTTCGTCGTAGGCATTTGGTATTACCGTGATCTTATCTGGCGAAAAGTGTCTGCTTAGAAGATCGCGATTTTCCGGAGCCGATGCCACACGTTCGAGAATTCTCGCAAACTTTTCTTTCAGTGCCTGCGTCGATACCGAAACAAAATCAGCTTGTGTGATGATCGATGTTATCGAATTCTGAATCGCTCTGGACGAATATACTTTATGCATTGGATTTTGCATTGGCACCGAATACAGATCGTCATCGTAATCGACCCATGTTGGCTTGCCGTTCATCCGCGCAAGATTCATAATTTTCAGGTGATCCGAGCCATATGGCCTTTGCAGAAAGACGCCGTTAACGCCTCGCATATAGACCCAGTTAATCGTTCCGCTCATTTCCAATTTTACTCGATTCGGAAATTGAAGCTCGAGAGCTTGAAGCGGTCCAGCGGCTCGATAGAACGACGTTCCATCGGTCAATGACGGTACGATGCATCCCAGTTTAAACATTTTGCCCCACATTCCCGTCGATATATTCCTGCACTACATCGAGCGATACAGACTTTTTTTTCCAAGCGCACGCCAGCTGCCAGAACGAATTATATTTCCACGCCTCATGAGCATATGCCGCTTCGGAACCGTTGACGTTTATGCGACGCTCATCCATATCGTTCGTGTAAAATTCGTAGTAAAATCTTTCCGCTTTGCCCGTTTTTGAGCTATTCTCCACGTCGATGACGGCCGTGAGGATCTTTCGCTGCTTTCGTCTTTCGCTATGCCACACTCTTATCGTCATGCACTCCTCTCATCAAAAAAATTAGCCGGAACCGAAATATCGGCTCCGGCCATTTTTTCCTCTCTCGCAAGGTATAGGGACCACTCATATAACTTGATCGGCTCGTCGCAAAAATTCGAGTAATTTCTTCAGATCCTTTTTATTCAAATTGGCGCCTATCCGCACATCGCCATGGACACTGTTTTCCGAAACAATGATTGAAAGGCTGCCTTTCTCGACACCATCACTCTCGATTAAATTCACACGCATCTGTTCGTTGATTACCAGTGTTTTCATAACGACTCACGAGGGCCTCGATTGTTTGAGTAATTCTATGCCGCACGAACGATGAAACGTCAATCGAGTTCCTTTGTTTTTCGTGGTTTTCGTATTATTTTTTGAGACACCGGATGATAAATTTCCGCCCATTCATCTTCGGGAACAAAACGCCATCGAAAGCGTTCGTCGACATTCGTCACCTCACAAATTTCATCATCATTTTCCCGAGGCGGAATATAGCTCGTCGCAACGTATCGTTCGAAAAACCGATAGGTCCTATTCTCCAGACATAGCCACTTTTCCAGTTCGCGTCTGAGCTGTTCGTGAGAATTCGTAATTGATGGCCCTGGATTGTCGCCAAGTTCCGTGACGAGAACACAAAAATCATTTCGATCGGTGATCCACGTTTCCAAAGCACAGCAGCCCACTGTCCGCTTATCGACGCGATAGTGCCAACGATTGATCCTCGTAATCGGCATCTTCAAAGCAATAACCTCCACTGCACGTCACTATTTTTCCTCATAATCAATTCGACGGGCATTTAAAGCAAGGGCTGTCCAGATATGTATGCCGGATTGATATCGCCCTCAGACGCACAAAATCACGTCCTGCAGCCGCTGGACTCGAAACCCATATGACGACTTCGGTCGAATCGATAACAAGCCTCTTGACCCGCATATCCCGCGTTACTGATGGAAGAGGATTTAAAACAAAGCCGACCGCAAGATAATCTCGTGCGTTGGCCGTATCTGTGGCGTAGCTGATGCTGGCGTTTTGGGACCGGGGACTCGGAACTGTGCCGATCACGTCGACGGCGGCGAGAATCATTCTCAGTGCGTCAATCTCATTCGCCCCATCAAGAGCGGTTTTTTTTATCCCTTCGGAAAACCGCAATGCATGGAATCAGAGATATCGAAACCCTTAGCGCGGCTGCTCTGCAGCCAGCATATTACTTTTCCAAACTTTAGACCGTCATCGTTCAAACGCATGTCAAATACGGGACATATTAAGTTACACCCATGACGATCCGCAAAAGAATGCATAGCTGCACAATGATCAAAACCATGCAGCGCGGCTCGTTTGCGTTTTACAATAGCGTCAATGCCGAATCAGTAAAATGACACTCAAACTTTTATGCAGAGCGGGATTCAGCATACAGTTGTGATTAAGAATTCTTAAAAATGTTCGCTAAAAATCCCAGAAAAGCCTTGCGCCACAAGGGTTTTGCGGAAAACACCTGTTTTTTGGACGAGCGGCCTCAGCCATTCAAAGCCATGCGTAGCAAGCCTTTCAAAAAAATAAGGGGGTTTATAGATCACTGATCATGCGTTTGGCACTATGACGTATTCGTTGGGGATTATGTGCAGAATATGATGCTCAAGATTTGAACAGAAAAACCAGGCCGTAAGCTGAAAAAAATTTGCCGTCAGAAAACAAACGCACTCCGAAATTTGACGCTGGAGAAAGAAAGGGGGAGGAGGGGAGTTGGGTATAAGTCGAAAAGGATGGATCTCCATGTTTGCCTTCGGCGGCTTCGAGACACCGGTGGTCCGTAAAGAAATCAAAAGATATATGATCGACCATCACCATCCGAAATCATTAACGAATGCAGAAATGGGACACATCCTGAGGATGTGCGCGCACATTCTGAGGATGTTCCGCCTATTTCGCATATAAGCGATTTCGACGAAAAAAAACCAGAGCCTGTGGTCGGCTCCGGTTATTGTCAAAGTCACGATAAAATCGTAATCAGTTGACCATCTTTCAAAACTAGATGGGTCATAGCATGCAAAGATTTTACACGCAATCCATACAAGTATTCACAAAAATAAATCATATTCACTTCTGCGCTGAATGCTTGGTCACGAAAGACATACGCAATTTCATCAGGCACTTTCTTTGGCTATTATGTGATTTCAAAAATATGGTAATGATTGACGAAAGTCTTCGTAGCACGATTGCACGGTTGACAGGATGGAATGCAAACGCTATCACGAACGCGATTACTGAATTGATAAAAAAGGGCGAGCTGGTACGTATCAACGACAAGAGCGTTAAACTAAACCACAAATTAGCCAATAAATTCCCAGCATATGGATATCTTTTCGAATATAGAGCGTGTCAATTCAAGTACACAGACGCTCAGGAAAATCTGATAGCCGAACTGAAAACATTAATTCGTAAATCCGACGTGCCGGAAAATGCACATGAGGATGAAGAAAAAAGAGAGGCGGAAGTGTTAGCGGCAATTTATGACAAGCTTGAGGTTCAGTCCGTACAGCTGCAGAGTCAATCTGAACAGCTACGGGATCAATCTGAACAATTGAAAAAGCAGTCTGATTTGTTAGATCGACTACTCAACAAACTTGAGCCATATGAACCTGCAGAAGTTCAGGAAATTAAAAAGACGCACCTGGAAATCGTCAGGGATTGGTGAATACGCATGGGATTTTTATGCGCTGATTCCGTCCGAATTTCAAAAAGAATTTTTGTGAGATAAGTTGCCATTCGGTTGCTCTTCGGCGTTTGTGGTTTGCCGATCATCAAAAACAAAAAATTTACTGGCCTTGTAAATTTAAACAATCACTCTTTGCCGAGGGGCGGCTATTTCGCCAATGCAGCTATTTGATCTTTAAACCAATTTCGGGCGCGTTCATCTACATCAGAGCGGCGAATAGCTGATTCTGCGATATCTAAAAGATCATCAAGCGATTCAAACACGGTCTGAATAGCGTCGTCTGTTATCGCGTCAATTACCATTAAATCGGCGTCCCGCATAGCAGACGCATAAATACCTCTCAGTTCCGCAATCTTTGTCGTAGCAGCTGTGCGCTGGCAGTCTTTTATCATTTCGGATCCATACATCATACTGGCCTCTCGACTTATTTCCATACAACCCATCCCAAAAAAATACCGAAACCAAAGAGTACCAAAATCAAGACTTTCATTCCCTGAAGTCTTCAATTGCTCGATTGACAGCACGAGCAATAATCTTTTCAATCATTTCGTTTTTGAGTTTTTCACCCAGGATTTGCCGCACGAGATCCTTATATTCATTATTCAAAAGGCTTTTTATCGTTTCCTTTAAATGCTGCTCGATGAGTGTTCGTACAGGGCTGTTTCATCCCATCTTCTTTTGTGAGTGATGCGAAGTTCCCATACGAAAGATTGCAGACGATTTTTCTTAGATCGCTCAATTGTCATCCCTCATTTACCGACTTATCATCTCCCATACAGCCATGAGCTGCTCGATATTAAGCTCGGGCACTGATCCAAGAGCCATGCCCATGCTATTTTCAATATCGACTGGATTTACTCCGCCCTGGATCTTCGAGGCAATCTTTTTCTCCACACGATCGAGCAGATCCAGGCGCTGCTGCTCTTCATTCTTTTTCTCTTCGTCGGCAATTATCATCGCCATAGTAGTGGCAGCATTCACCTTCGTTTCGATCAGCTGGGGCTTGTCGGGCGTGGCCGGCTCAATTTCCTCGGCTTCCTCAGCCGTGAGTGTATTGTTTCCGAAAATATGGGGGGCACACTCGCGAATCAGAAAAGTTGCTGCCCGCTTTTTCAGCATGTAAGCTGGCATCGTCAGCCACTTGCTGCCCTTTTTATCAAACCAGCCTTCGGCCCTGGCCATCTTCAGCGAGACGACTGTGCCTATGGCCTTCGTGCCATCCGGCCTCGTTCCGACCGCCCGACACCAAAGGGTTTCGTCCTTCAGGTCGCCGCCGACTTCATAGTCGAATGCCGTGAATATCCCAAGAGCCAAAATGCGTTTGATCATCCATTCGGCATACCAGCCCAGACGTCCGTGCACGAAATAGCAGCCCTGTAGAACTTCGCTGAGCGGCAGCTTCATCTGATCGGAAATCTGGCTCATGATAAACATCGATCGATAGTCGCCCTTGAAGACGTCGGGCACCAACCCATTGCCGACGCCGGCATAGAAGAAGGCGACCTTCAGATGACGCAGCTGATCGCCTTCGATGCCGAATATATCAGCCACCATTTTGATTTCATCAGCCTGCGCCCTAAGATCCTCAATCGAAGCGATGGCTGTCATGCCGCCTTGGGCCTGGGCTGGCCTTGCGTTTCCTGACTTTACGATTTGACCGCTCATTGTTACTCCCTCACAAGACTGAATTTTGGATAATACGTTTCCCGCAATCCCGCCAGTTCAATCGCTTCTTTATTTCCAGATTTCAGAGCGTCCTTAACGGCCGTCTTATCCCATTCGTATTTCGTGCGAATCCATTCCGGAAATTTTATTTTCATCATCGATGTGGGTTCGCATTTCAGTTCGATCGAGGGCGGCGCCTTGCGCAGCGTCACGGCATACTCGTTGCCAGTGAATTTGTCGAATCCATTGATCTGCAGGGCTTTGACGAGATGCTCTTTGATCCGCTTGATATTGTTTTCGATCGTCCGACGAGCTTTTACGATCTCCTCCTCGCGCTGCTTCAAAAAGATCGCCTGCACTTCGAGTTTGTCGATCACGTATTTGTAGCTGTCCACCTTCACGCGACCGTTTTCGATCAGGTCGATCTGTTCATCAAGGTTTAGCTCGATCATATCTTCATCAACTGCTTTCAGCGCAGCCAGCAGCCCGAACAGGGTCGGCTTAGGCGGTTCGGCTTCGGTAAGTTTTTGAGCTGTGGCTGTTTCGATCGTCATTTTCGTTTTCTCCGTTTCGTCTGAACTCGTTGTCACACAAGGGTTTTATCATTCGCCTTGCGATCGCGCAAGGCGTTTTTTTGATCAGGATTTCTGAGCAAGAAGCGTAAACGTTTTTTCAAAATCCAAAGATGGAAGAGACCACCATGGACCGCCTTCGATAGATCTGTAAACGACGACAATCTCCTTATATGGATCGGGCATAATTGCGGTTGATATTATTTCGTAAACCGCTTCATCTCTGTTTCTGATCCAAAAGGTTCCCGTTCTGGCTCTATCCAGAAATCGGCGCTGCTTTATTCCGTCGAATAATCTGGTGGCCTCTATAACTTTCATAATTGTGCTGCACTCCTTTCTTTTGATCGGCTTTTATAAAGGGAGAGCGCTGATCGCAGTCTTTTTTCCCAGGCTTGATCGCCTTTCTGAAGTTTAATATTTGCGTAGCATAAGCTCGGTATCCAATCGATCCAGGATTTGAATTCATCGGCTCCAATCTTGTCGATCAAATCAACCACAAAATCTTGAGTTATCTCGTAACTTTTATATTTGGTGTCCGCTGGAAGCAGTTTAGCTTCCACTTCCTGGCAAAGATCAACAATAACCTCCTCCAAATGGTGGATTTGGGTTTTACCTCTTAGCTGAAGAACCTTCTTGACGTGATCAGAGATTTCGATCTCTTTGACTGGGTCGGTGTCGTTAGGAGAACACCACAGGAGTTCTTTCAAAGGAGGAAAAGAGGGAGAAGAAGAAGGAGTAAAAGTCCCCCCCCTAAGCGGGGTCTCTGTACCCCCCCTAAGCGGGGTCTCTGTACCCCCCCTAAGCGGGGTCTCTGTACCCCCCCTAAGCGGGGTCTCTGTACCCCCCCTAAGCGGGGTCTCTGTACCCCCCCTAAGCGGGGTCTCTGTACCCCCCCTAAGCGGGGTCTCAATCTCGACAACCGAGGAAGTCAATTCGTATCGGCCGGATCGCTTCCAGTCGAATGATGAGACAGTCTTCTTGAGTTCTTTGCAGTTTCTGAACAGCCATTCGGCATACTCGTCAAATAGCTTACTCGTCAGCCGATATTCATTTTCTGACTTACGTCCGTTTTTATCGTATGTCGCCCGCTTTTCCAGATATCCTTTTTGAATCGCAGATTGAATGATTCGAGCCACGCTTTCAGTCTTCTTAAAACCTTTACGCTCAGCCAATACATCTAGCTTTACTTTTATCCAATCTCGAAAATTTCCTTTAAAATCGCATTCGGAGCCGAAAAAATCTAAAAGGAATTTCTCGTCATGGTTGAGCCCAGAATTATACCAAATTGCGTTAAGACTCCTGCCGCCAGCGTATAGCGCTGATTCGCACTCATCCCGCAGCATTTTGATCTGTGATGGGGTCTCGTAGGTCGGTAGATTTGTCATGTTCTGCATCCTTGCATTGAAGCAAGGCGACAGCGCAAGGCAATTTGGTCTTGACTCGAATGGGCGGCGGGACATATGTTCCCTGCCGAACGCACGAGACCACTCCAATTGGTCTTGTTGATGACTCTTGCAGTCATCGAAACAAGAGGGCGCGCTTATCGCCTTTTTCAGTTTTTTTCCATGCTGATCTTGGCCGATCAGCATGGAATGCGTTCCGGGGCCGCCTGTTCACAAATGGGCGGCCTTTGCCGGAACTCGAACCCGACCCTTTTATCCTATCTTGCGTCAAAAGAAAACCATAAAATACCCGTAACATCCTTTTCTGACGGGGGTTTGCGTGTATGGCGTCGTTTAAACGTCGCGTGATTATTGATATCGGCCATGGCTGGTACGCAGAGACTGGCCGCTTTGATCCTGGGGTCGTGCTGCCATGCGGCACCAATGAGTACATGCTCAACGCGACGGCCGGAGCGGCGTGCCTTAGGGATTTGCTGGCGGCCGGCTATGCGGCGGAATTCGTGCCGCTGGGTCTTCCGCTTTTCGAGCGGGGCCGCAGGGCCGTCGATTTCGACGTGTTTCTGTCGATCCATCACAATGCGCTAAACGGACTGGCCCAAGGGACTGAGGTCTGCGTGCACGACAGCAAGGCAACCGACGCCGATTTAAAGCTGGCGGCCGCGATTTCAAAATCGGTTTCTGCCGAGCTGAAGATCAAGGATCGGGGCATTCTTCGCTCCCCGCTGTCCGTGCTCTCAGGAGCCCGGAAATCGAACGCCAGGGCGTGCGTCCTTTCGGAGGGGTTTTTCATGGACGCCCCGATGCCAAACTCCGAGATATTTCGCATGGCACAGCTCGAGGGCGCCGTCCTGGCAAGGGCCATACGTGAATATCTTGAGTCCGCGTGACGGCAGGGCTATGATGACCGCCGTAATCAGTTTTCATACCAAGTTCCACAACGATGATTTCACAAACCGCGTTGCTGCCATGCGCGGTTTTTTTTATGTCGAAAGGGGATCGCAAAATGACAAACGTCGATCGAAAGACGGAAATTTATGCCATCTACGCACGAAAATCGGACGGAATCGAGGATATGATTAGCGAACGAATCAAGGATGAATGGGTAACGTACTGCAGTCATGATCTGGGTTGGATTCAATCGAAAATGGAAACTGCGCGCAGTCTCTGTCTTGGCTTTGATCGAATTCCCGTCTTAAAAACGTTCGTTCTCGAACGTGAGAAGATAATCAAATGATTCATGCTCGCATGGCGCTTCGATGCTGCTGCAAATGATCTTGAACCGCCAGCGCAGGGCGGTTATCGAACAACAAAAAAACGATGATTATCAATCGCATTATGCGCACTTTTTATCCTCCTTAGCTGCTTCCGACTCTATCTATTTTCACTCCGTTATGCTATAAAAGCTTAGTTTTTCATTCTCTGCTGAGGAATATCCAATAGCGCTAAAATCCTATCCAGACGCTTTCTCAGCTCTTTAATCTCATCGTGCATGTCGTGCATTTTATCGTCGATTTCTTCCAGGAAATCAAATATTTCGTCAGTCTTTGCGTGGAACATTGAAATAACTCCGTGTGAGGTTATTTGAATGATAGCTGATTCGCTCGACGTTTACAAAGTGCCAGAAATCCTCGTAGCACGCATTGCGCTTGAGACCGGCGTCGATGCATTGCTCATATCCGCAATCATCATAAAAGAGAGCGGAGGAAACAAGTACGCACAGCAATATCAACCCGACTATCCCTACGTATATCGCGTGTCGGAATTTGCGAGATCGATCGGCTGTAGCTATTCAACCGAACTTCATATGCAGCGCACGTCGTGGGGATTGATGCAGATCATGGGTGCGACGGCACGATACCTGGGCTTCAGCGGCTGGTTCGGTCAACTGATCGACCCTGAAACGAATATACGCTTCGGCGCAAGGCAGCTGTCGAAGCTCTTGAAAACGTATGGACTCGAGAGCGACGTAATCTCCGCATATAACCAGGGCCAACCGTTTCGAGCGCAAGACGGACGTTATAAAAATCAGGAATACGTAAACGATATTTTAAAATTGAAGGCGAGGCTCAAATAATATGAACTACTGGCTGGACATCATGGGCTGGACAGGAACGGCAATTCTTTTTGCTTCATATTTTATGAGGGAGCGTGTCGCCCTGCACTTTGTTGCCTTGATAGCGTGCGCCTTGAAACTCATTTACTGCTATCATCACGACGTATGGCCGTTATTTACAAATTGGGCAATTCTCGTTCCCGTTCATCTTTGGCAAATCCACAAGTTGAAGGAGAGACCATGAAAATGAGATTTGGATCCACGTATTATTTCATGGTTGTCGCCATTCTCGAAAAACACGGATATGAGGTTATACGCTCGATCGATCAGAAAACGATTTACGTATCGAGATATGGAAAATCGAGCAGCGGTAGGGAACTCATTGGAATTTTTGAAAGGGAAGGCCTGCTCGTATATCTCGATTATCTCGAGCCGCAGGCGCTTAGTATCTGGAAGGTTCAGCTGATCTGATCAATCAATATTCGTATGCCGGCGCTGGCAAAGGCGCTGGAAAAGGCACTGGAACAGACCCCTGGCAAGCGATTGTCGGGGGTTTTACGTTATCAGAGAATAATCCAACATAATTTCCTGGCGGATTATATCGACATACGTGATAGTTTCCTTCCGGGCAAACGGCCGTTGCGCAACCCAGTTCGGTAGTTTTCGCCCATACCATTTGAGTGAAGTGCATGTATCGACTCGGGGGCGTGCTAACGCGGTATGGATAGTCGCGGCCTTCCTCATACCACATCTGCATTGCCCGCTCAGGTGTCAGACTGGTTCCGATCGCCAGATTTTCACCGCCGCTCTTATTACCGGGATCGTGTCGAAATTCGCACCGATCGGCCCATGCCTGCGCATCCGACGCCAGCTTGAATGACCAGACGACGGGACGAGCGCCGTGTTGACAGCGAACATCGTTATGATGGGCTTCCCAAACCGTGACGACAGGATCGCTGGGCGGGAAAGGGCCAGGCGGCGGAGGATTCGGTGCCGGTTTTGGATCAGAAGGCTTTGGACAGGCTTCCGCACATTCATTGCCCCCGCATCCGGCAAGCAGAAAAAAAACAAGCAGCAGAATGATTCTCACTAATGTGCTCCTCCATTTTCGATTTTGGAGGGCATCATATCATCTCATCGAGACATTACCCACGCAATATAGGCGCGCCCTGCGATCAAAAATCAGATGTTTTTTGGACGATTTTCGATGCATGCGACAACCTCCGTTTTTTCCGAGAAACGTTCAGCGAACACCACGATTTCTAGCTGGAGGTTTTTCGATCACGATCTATGTCATATTGTTTGAGGCATTTCCAGTAGCCGCGTTTGAAAGCTAGCTCGAGGGCAAGCATTTCATATCGATCCCCGCCTATCGATTGGAGAATATTGTTCAACCAGGTTCTATCCTCATCGTCGAGGCATATCTTCCAGTGTTCAGGTGATTCCATTAGACCGTAATTCCTGCAAATATGAAAATACAGATCCTATAGATTTTTAAATTCCACAGCAAATCAACTTCTCGGAGAAAACACCGTGAGATCTTTGATCATCGCAATTTTATGTTTTTCGTTTTGTTGTTGCAGCGCATTTGCAGAATCATATGGAACATGGTCATGGGGACGGGAAAAAGTGCGATCGCTATCCGCTTATACGGCGATCGAATCCGATCAGGGAGTTTTGCGAATCAATTTACAGTATAGGGGAATAATACCAGCGCAGGCGGATCATACGATGCTGCAATACAATATTACACGAGCCATCAATGCCTGGACTGGAGCTTTGCAGGGAAATCCGTATTGGAAATATGAAACAGTCGACGTAACATTCGGCGGCGGTAATTACTCCGTTATAGTTGATACGGCCATACAACGTTCTTATGCAATTCCTGAATTACGCGAAATACATTTATCGCCGTCATATCTCGCTTCGTGGGATCCGAATAGCTTTCGTGTGATCCTTCACGAATTCGGCCATATGATGGGCTTGGCCGATACTTATTCAGAGGGCGGATATCAGACACCAATCAATCAACCGAGCGGTATAATGAATTATGCTTATCTATATGACGAGCTTCAGCCGGATGATATAGCGGGCGCGATAGCAGTCTATGAATATGCAAACGGACGCGGACCTTTCTGCAGGGGAATTTATGTTCCAGGAGGAGCGTATGAAAACAAAAATCAGATTGCGTTCTGTGCGCCCCGCTGATTAACCTCCAAAAAAAATCCTTCCTGCTAACACCAGGAAGGACAAACCAAAAAACGATGAACGATCGATCAGGGCAAATATCATTTTTTCGCTGATACGGTAACCTCGACTTTAACAGTGGTATCGGCTGCAGTTCCGTCTGGCCGTTTTTCACTGTGGGAAACGTCGACCTTCACAGTCGCAGATCCTTCAATTCCGCTCGTAGCACCTTTGACGATAGCGCCAACATTTTTAGCCCACTGATCGGCCCCTTCCTCGGGCTTTTTCATCTTCAATTTATTATCGGACGCCGACTGAATCGACATGGTCTTTGTCAGATCGAGGACCTTCCTTGCGTCGCCAACTGTGATTTCGACCTGCTTTCCGCGGTAGGATGAATCACTCGAAATGACGTCGGAAAGCTCCGTCAAAGCCTCCTCATCGGATTGACCGGAAGTGTTTTCGACTTTCAGATTGATGACTTGTGTCGGCTTGAAATCATAAGCCGAGGCGACGTTCGTAAAAACAATTAGCGACGATAGAATGAGTGATTTCATCGGCCGGGACTCCTCTGGATATTCCTGGCCGCAAAACTATGCCAGATAAGGCTTTTAGTCAATCCTCCATTTCAGCGGATTGAACAATGGCCTTGGCCACAATATCTATGAGTTCAGGAAAGTGATTTTTAACGTCAATCTCGTCGTATGAATTTCCGTTATGCTGGAATAGTGAACACTTGCCGCTGATACAATCGACGAGCAAATAATAGGGAATTTTCGAGAGTTCATAATCTGAGTGTTTCTGTTTGCCGTCCTTGCGTTGAGTGGTCGCGGCGATTTCAACAGCAAACTCGATTGATTTTTTCTTTAAATCCAGTCCGGCAATATCGATGATGTATTCGATCGACCGGCCGCCCTTGATAATCATGTGATCGAACTCAACTACCCATCGAAGGTCCGATCGCTTCGTGTCCAGGTATTTCGCTACATCGAAGTGAACAGCTGCATGCCTGAAAAGTGCTGCATTCATTATTTTTCCTCCCTGTTTTTATTCTGACTCCTTGCCAAATCATTCTGATATCTTTCGCCAATGACGATCTGTATCACGGCTGAAACCTTTATACCCAGCGCCGCAGCTTGTCTCTCAAAGTGTTCCAGAATCTTGTTGTCGAGCATAATTCTAATCTGCGTCGTTGAGCCGTCGTCTGCTTTTGGTCTGCCAACTTTTTTCATGTTTTTTCCTCCCATGGAAGGGAGCCTCCACCTTGAGGCCCCCATCGATGAAACAGATTTAGGCTTCCAGCCGCGCAATGATTTCGGACATCAGCACTGAGTCCTTGGACTGCAAATCCTTGATAATGAGTTCTTTCAGAAGCTTGTACTTTTCCGCAGAGAGCTGTGGAAAATGTTCATTGATGTTTACGAGTTCAATTTCCTTTTTTGGCTTATCAGAGTTTTCAGGCTGTTTCTTGGATTCAGTTTTGACCTTTTCCGGTTTAACAGGAGGAGGAACAGCGACCTTTTCAGCAGCGGACGCAGCCTTATAGACCTTGGCCCAGCCCAGGTGCTCGGCGTATTTCGATGTCTTGTAGGCGCCCTCGATCACTTTCCAGGCATGTCCGTCCTCACGAAGCGTCAATATCGATTCGATCACGTTTTTCAGGTTCTGGGTCTGATCTTCAGCCTTGAGGTCGAAATTAATTGCGGGAAACTTTTTCATAAAACGATCCTTTCGGGGAAAGGGCAGGTCACCATTGCCTGCCTTATAAATACATTATCGGACTTTTTTTGAATATCTTTAATTATAATTGCCTAAATAATGAAAATAAATATTTAGGCTAATATAGTCAGGGTGTTGGATCGTATTTTTTATGGTCTTTTTATTCGAAATTGTGTCCCGAGGGTGGGTAGGTAATCCATATGGACTACACAGGCAGGCCCAACGATCATAGGTTATAAATCAGGGATGGCGGATTGAATCCTCGGGCCGGGCGGCCGTCAGCTCCATGCCGTAGTTATCGACACCTGAGGGTAGCGTCAGCCCAGGCTTTAGGATCAGCTTATTCTTGGAGAACGAACTATAGTCGACGACATGGTGCCAGCGCCCCCACTTCCAGACGACCGACGTTATATCGGGGTGACACTCGTATAGCATACGGGTCTTGGGAAAAGTGCCCTCGGCTGCGTAGAATGCATCGGTGTTGCCGCCCTTCATGGACTGGGTATTCATCTTGCCTTGAAGCAGCGACTTGAACAACACCGTACACCAGCCCGCCTTGAGCATGCGGATCGAGAGATCAACGTCCTCGTTATAACGACCTCGCCAGCGAAAGGGTGTATCGTTGCGTATGAGATTGCACGAATAGATTCGCGTGTTAAAAGTCAGAGGGCGAATCTTGTACTTGCGCGGTGCAAAGAAGGCATAATTAGGTCCAGCCATAGAAATATTCACATAGCGAAGGCAAAAATCCTCGATAATCCTGAAAATCGTGCCGTCTGCCACGGGTATTTTCATGTTGTTGTTGAGCCGATAAAAGTATCGGATATTGTCGTCGACGACCCAGTGCCACGGGTACCCAAGCTTTATAGAGTGGTCCCATGCGAAGTTTCGAGCCGGCCCGGATCCCCGGCTTTGGCCGGGCTCCAGAGGGATCAGAGCGTCGTAGTTTCTCTGATAAGCCTTGTCCAGAATCACAATTTTCTTCGGATCAATGACAGCAGCATACTGATCGTATTCCTGCTCTTCTATAACGATAAAATATGGAACACGCATTTTTTCAAGCGTTCGCGAGGTCAGTCGTGAATCTGCACGGCCCTTGGAGACGATATAGATAGGAAATCTTGGGTTCATATTTTTACCCAAACGTCTGGACGGTTATTCCATAATTTCGTTTCGAGTCGCTTATAGCCAGACTCCCTCAGGTGTTTCGAGAACAGTCTTCCTATGCATGTGTTGGGTAGCGTCTGTCCGCGGTGCTTATAAAAATTAAAGTGACCTAGTGCTTTCGATCGAAAGGCGTTCGCAAATACCATTACCTTCGGTCTGCCAATGCGTATAACATCCTCCAGATGTTCGATCGGATTTTCGATGTGCTCGAAATATTCCGAAGCAAAAACCAGATCCGTATCGTTCTGAATCTCCGTGAAAAGAGAAAAGTTCCGATATTTTGCCAAGTCTTCTGCAAGTCGCCACTGACACGTATCACGAATATTTGTCCCGTACACCAGCGTCAGAGGAAAAAGCTCCTTGAGCGCTGCCGTCGAATATCCGAGGCCACAGCCGAGATCGGCCACCCTTCCAATAAATGGCGAAAACGTTTCTCTGATTGACTTATTGGTGGCTAAGGACTTTGGAGAATTCAAAGACAGCAGGTACTTTCGCGAATATGCAACCCAGCACGTCCAGACGTCGCCTATAAAAAATTCGGAATCGTATAGTGAATAGTCTGGCTGACCTCTCTCGAGAGACTCATACCAGAGCTGCTGAGCGGCTGTTCCTTTGGCGGTAATAAATCCATTTTGTTTATGGTATTTGATCGTGTTTTTTATATCAAAAAACATCGACTGAATATCCAAATCGTTTCTAAACCGCTTGCATCGAACCAGATATTCCTTCAAATCATCGTCAGTCGTATATTGAAAAATTGACCGCATGATACTATTCACCAGAATTCGATGTATATCGTTTATCAACAGCCTTTTCTATCGGCTGTTCCGGAAACCAGATCGAACGGTGATTGGTTGTCCGTTGGCCGATCACGTTGAAGAATTCCTGAAAGTCCTGCTCCGACGCAAAATTCACCGTGATCTGGCGTTTCGGTGAGAGATCCTGCTGATTGAATTCAGGCATGCCCTGGTAGTGTTGATTTACGTATTCTGCATCCGATGTCGATTCTGGCTCAGGTGGCGCCGGATCGACGGGATTCGCATACCGCGAGTCCCTTAAAAGTGCTTCGGGAGGAGGCGGAGGTGGCAGGGGATTCGTAACGAGACGAAGGGACTGAAGCTGTATGCTATCGAGTCCAGTCATTGAAAGATCAACCGATACAGTATCGAGACTCGTTACGATCTGCTGAAGTTTGCCCATGTTCATCTTCGACATGCGTTGCAGCTGATTATCGGCCACAATATCAGCCAGCTCCTGGGCTTCGTCTTTGTAATCCTGATAATCAACCGGCACAAGATCGCAGCCGGCTGCGATTGCTGCAGCAAGGGCTCCGTGGCCTTTCGTGATATATCCAGATCTGATCGACACCGTGATCGGTCTACGCCAGCCCTGGTATTTCAGGATTTCGACAAATAGATCAATCTGGTCCTGCCCATGCTCATTTGGATTGGCAGGGTGAGGTTTCAGCGTCTTTGGATTCAGCAATTCACGATAAGCGCAACGGATTTCCATTTCAGACAATCTCCAACTTCTTGGTCACAGTCGTCTTGACTTGAAACTGCTTTGGCACCGCTCGATAGAGTTCAGAGACTTCTGTACCAAGATCGAGATGTTTGATGGCTTCATGAAGTTCTTTGAGAGATGTAGCTTTTAAGAAAGAGACCTCGCTTCTGATGCTGGATAGAACAGCCAGCCAAACAGCAGGGCGTTTTTTCTTTTCATCTTGTTCTTGTTCGGCTTCCATCTGAAGATCGTCTGCGAATTCTGCCTGTTCTGCTGATTTTTCCAGTGTTTCATCTTGCATCGTTGTCTTCCTTTTCATACGACGTCGGTTGAATAGTTGCTGCGTAAGACGGCTAAGACGGTATCTGTGACGTTATCGATTTCCAGTTTTCGCTGGAAATGTTCGACCATCGTCATAAATTCCGACACGGTCTGCTCGTTGAAAAACAGCTGAATCATGCGGACGTGACTTTGCGTCACGGGCTGGGGCGCTGGCAATCCTTCGGCATGCGGCTGATCGACGGCCGGACCTCCAGATTGAATAGTGGATTCTGCAAATTGTGACTGCTGCTGCACTGGAGACTGTTCGGGATGGTCTATCTCCTCATCATTGTAATCGACAGCAAGTCCAGCGTCCGGCTCGTTCCGATAGCCTGGAAGGGCCGAGAGCATGGATTCGACCTTCATCGATTCAAAGCCAGTCAGTTCGAAATTGAAAGATCCCGTATCGAGCTGAACGAAAAGCTCTGCCAGCCTCCCGGTGTCCATCTCGCTCATACGCTGAAGCTGGTTATCGGCGACGATGTCCGCGAGTTCCTGAGCCTCGTCTTCATAGTCTTGATAGTCAACCGGCACGATATTAAAACCCGCCGACATAGCCGCTTCCCACGCTCCGTGGCCTTTTGTGATATAGCCGGAGCGTTTAGAGACGGTGATCGGCCGTCGCCATCCCTGGTATCCAAGGATCGTTATAAACATCTCGATTTGCTTTGGAGGATGTTTGTTCGGATTAAGAGGGTGAGGCTTTAAAAACTTCGGATCTACTTGTGCGGCGTGTGCGCAACGAATTGTGGCGTTTCGAATCAATCCGAGTTCGGCCGGTTCGGCTTCATTCATTTTTTTTCCTGCGTTTATAATTGGACTTTTTTTCCGGTGTCGAGAACGAATTTAAATCAACAGCCCGGCGTCCGTCCACGTCTAACAATATTACAGGACGATCACGATAGACGAGATTTTCGACTTCAGATCGGCTGACGAATTGACCGTCGTCGCCTCGTAGACGGACGGCCCGAAACGCGGCCCTTCGCTTGAGCGGTCTGCGCGGTAGAATATCACCGGGCAATGTAAGCTCAAGAAGAGTCCTGCTATTCGGCCGTTGTTCTGCCCAGCCAATTGCTTCAAGAACTTCGCCGAAGCCAAGATTTCGATCCGCCGGCCACTGAACGAGTCGATCCATTTCGAAACGACTGAAATAATATCGATCAAGATGCAGGACCTGAAGACACAGCGCAACGAGTCGTCCGAGTCCCATCGGATAGCTATCGCGGCTCAGGGCAAGGTACTTTTTAAATGCGTCTGATTCGATGATTGTAAGTGATACCTTGACATGATCTGATTTTACGTTGTTATTACTAACCTTCAAGGAACACCAAAACAGGAGAGTCAAACTGTGAATGAAATATGTTTAATCTTGAAGCGTTCTAACATGGATCCCGTCATCGTAAAAAGCGATAGTTTTACACGTCTGAGATCCCTCGAGGCTCGGGCGAAAGACCTGAATGCACAGGGAATCGATATTCAAACGATTATCGTTCCCTGCCTGTCCGTCGATGAGCTTCTGACTGAAGACGATCTGATCAAGGTATTCTCGGCGGGCTTTTAGCGAGATCGGGGCATCCTGCCTCGATATACGAGGCTAAATCACCCGTCCATGTTTTATCGTGGGCATAAAACCACTTGTAGGCAACGTATTGACGATCGTGCAGATCGCGAAGCTCGTCCGACTCCATCCACTGCGTCAGGACTGCCCAGCGTTTTCCTTTTTGAAGCTTCTGCCACATGCACGTTTCGAGATGTCCATAGAAGTCGAGCGGTTCATCAAGAAACCCGACCGACTCAAGCCAGTCATAACGCCAGGCACAAATCGAATTTGTCACCGCTGCATGCACGAGCATCAGTTCAATAAATCCGTCCGCCATGACGCGATCGTAGCCGCGCAATCGAGCGTCTGAGATCGATCGGGTGTTGCCCAGCGTTGACCATACCACCTGGCCGTGACCGTCACTCCTGGGGCTCAAAATCGCGCGCGTGAGGGCCATATCCCACCCGGAGCTGATCGGATAACTATCGCCGTCATACCCGATAATGATGTCGTCAGGACCAGGCTTGAGCTGGGTCAGAGCCCAATTGAAACCGCCGTGAAGACCAAGGTTCTTGCCTGGATCAACCACAATGACTGGGTAATTTTTCTCAAGCTCATGGAGTTTTTTCTTCACAGATGGGTAATCCAGCGGATAGTGCTGATCGACGATCATGTGTTTTTCAATTTCCAGTGATGGATTTTTTGTCGCATAGAACTGTGCAATCGATCGACTGATGATCTCGGGATTACAAAATGCGAGCGTGATCGCATATACCGTCATGCCGCTTTCTCGCTTTCCGGCGTTTTGCCGCCAAATTGCTTCAGCAATTGATTGCCGAAAACTTGGATAGCACCGAGCGTATTCGCATGCAGAAAGCTCGAAGCCCAGTCAAAACCGTTCAGCCGTAGCGATAAAACACCGAACACAATCGACAGACTCTGTACGATGGCCAGTTTTTTGGCGCCTGAAAGTTTCACAAAATCACTCCTGAAAATCAGCAGCAGACCCTGAACAGCCGCGCCGGCCATTCCAAGTGCTCCAAGTCCCGCGGCCCCTTTCAGACTCATTACAAATGTCAGCCAGTCCGCGCCACTTGGCTGTTGATTGTCGATCGCTGCACACAGGAAAGTTGGGCATAATGAAATCAATAATACGATCGCACGCATCATATGGCTGCTCTCCCTAAAATTTTTGTGAAAGGCGCAATCGCAGTATGGCATGGCTAAGTGAACACGAGCTATCGAAATTTAAAAAGGTAGGACGCAAGGTTCTAATCAGTCGACACGCACTCATATTCGGCGAAGAAAATATCGAAATCGGCGACAACGTCCGTATCGATGCTCAAACGCTTATATTGGCTGCGAAGGGATATTTAACGATTCATGATCACGTTCATATTGCCTCTCAATGCATGATTTCATGCGGCGGCGGGATTACTCTCGGAAACTTCACGTCGATATCGATGGGATGCAAATTGATTTCAGCAAGCGACGATGCATCGGGAAATTATCTCGTGGGTCCGAATCATCCGGAGCAGTTTACGAACGTCACGGCGGCGCCAATATATATGTCCGACTATTCATGGATTGGCGCCAACGCGATAATGCTGCCGGGAAGTATGCTGCATCAGGGCGCCGTGCTCGGAGCCGGTGGCGTCGTGCCGAAGTTTAAACAGTTGTCCCCTTGGTCGATATGGGTCGGAAATCCTCCAATGTTTCTAAAAACTCGGCAATCAGAAATGATCGAACTATCCAAACGCTCACGAGAACTATTCGAGCAATCAGGCGCCCCCGTCTAAAATGTATCGATAGCCTTGACGATTTTCTTTGCCTCATCGAAAGAAACGTCCGACGGAAGGGCTATCATCCGATCCAGGATCCCGCGTAATTTCGTGCCATATCTTCTTACGTCGCGATATGCGGGCATTTTGGATAGCGGAATATAATACTGTTTCGCGACGAAACCTGATTCAAGAGCCTTTCTCTCAAAATATGCCGGATCAAATTCGTGAAAATCGAAAACGCACAGGGATGGAGACGCTGTTATTCTGTGACGTGCACGAAGTCTCATTCCGTAAAATCGCGTAAGATCCTGCCGATTATGAATCCGATTAAGAACAGATTGATAATTTCGGCCGTCGAGTTGAGAGCAGAGTACCGCGCATGAAACTTCACTGAGCTTAAGATTATCACCACGATCATTAGCAATGGTACGATCGGGATTCGTGCTAAAATTCGATAACTTCCTGGCTTTGTCTGCATGTTCTTTTTCTCTGAAGAGAACAACGCCTCCCTCCCCTATCGGCATTGATTTCGTAGCATGAAAGGAATATACCGTCGGAAATTCATCGTCATGATTGAAATCTCCCCATGCTCCCGCATAGTCGTACACTAGCGAAACACCATATCGACGGGCTATCGAGTTATAACTTTCCCGATCGATCCCATACCCGAACGGATTAACGATAACGGCACAATGAGCGAGCCCGTTTCTACAAACCATCTCGAAAGCGTCGAGATCCATCGACATCGTCTTTTCATTGCATGAAATTATGCAGATTTCCCTGCCTGTTTTGGCAGATCCCACGTAACTTCCTGCATGCGTATAGTCCGGAATTGCAACGACCTTTTCATCGCGTTCATAACCAAGAGCAAGAGATATGCCAGCTGTTCCTGAATTTACGAGAACGGGAAATTTACCGGTTACTTCCCTTATTTTCTCAACAGCAATATCATGCAGTGCACCGAAATTACTCCAAACTCCGGATTTATAGCACACCGATAGATATTCGTTTATCAATTCAATTCGCGGAAAAACCGGGCGTATCAGCTGGATCAACGTTATTCCTTACAGATGAGAGCCCTCTGGTGCTGCAACAGTTAGACAGCCTCAAGGACTTCAATTCTGGCCGTAAGTTCCTGAATTGCTTTTATTAGGTGCGCGTTAAATGAAGTGTCAAACGATACACTTTTTACATTTTCAACAACCTCGATTTCACCATTCACAGTGATTTCCTGTCTTCCACCGACCTTAACCCACGATGGATTTACGAGTTCAACTTCATCAGCTATAAAATTTGTTGTCGGCCGCATCGGACTGACGTTTTCATCCCGCCACGCGTATGTCACTGGACGCAGCGCGTTGAGCATTGCCAATGAGCCTGTGAGATTTTGTATATTCGTCTTAAGCCGCGCGTCGGAAATTGTGCCCCAGCTGCCTCCAGCAATGTTTGCCCAAGTGCCTGCACCCGTGCATGTTGCAACCTGAGCAGATGCACCGCCGGTCGTAGCAGATGCATTGAACAAAAAGGCAATGTTACTACCAGACGAGTTAGCGCCGTCACCCGCGGTCATCGTAAATCGGCCGCCAATTGACGTTTTTTCGTTACCGTTTAGTGTTAGAAATGAGCCGCGCGTAGATGCTGCTGCAGAGGTCACGCAAATATCCAGCGACCTGTTGTCCGAGCCGTCTGTTGTAGAGCCGATTA